ACAATGAAGCACCATTATCAGGTACTCCTAGAAAAGCACTTTTAGTAAAATCACCTTCTGGTCATCAAACTGATTTTACAATATATGCAACTCAGTTTGAAGTATCACGGGAAAGAGTAAAGGTAAATTTACTTCCAGATTTTCCTCAAATTAAACAATCAAAAGGTTTAACTAAAAGTGGGAAAAAGAAAGAAGCTTATGCGAAAAAAGACATTACATTAACAAGTGAAATTCCAATTGCACCTACTGATCCATTGGCTATAAGAATGGCATCAACACCAGCGGCTATTAGAAAAGGGATTAGTTCTGCGGATTTAGGAGTGTGGGCAGTAGAGAATAAAATGGTACACGAAGAACCATTTGTAACTGACTCTATGAAGAGTATGGCTTCAGCTTTATCCCCTAATGCAGTTCATATGGTAGATGCTGGGTATTTAACTAAATTAGTTATTGCACTAAACGAGGCAGGGGTACCTGTATATGTAGTTCATGATGCTTTCTTTATCATGGCTCCAGATGTTAGAAAGACTAAAGAGATAGCTGGTAAAGTATTCATTGAAATGCATAATGGTTATAATCTAAGGAAAGAGTTGATAGAAGGAGTAGCAAAAGCAACTGGTATACCATTCAATGAAGTCGTAGAAAGAGTAAACGAGAGAATGCTTAATCCAAATAAAAGGGAGATAGCTAGAGGTATTAAATCTTATAAAGATGGTGCATTGGGTACAAAAACTGAGGGTGATTTAAAACCCCCAGCAGGTTATAGTAGTTTAAATGAAGTATTAATGGGAGGCTAAAATGCCATATAAAGATCATAATATACTGTCCCATATGGGCATAACAGACTTGGAGCTTTTAAGAGAGCATGGTGGTCCAGAGAAATATGCAGGGACAAATAAGTGTAATACTTGGATGATTAACAACGAGTATAAAGAAAATCTTAAGGCAGGGACACCTGTTAAAGAATGTAATGCTTTAAGAAATCAGGCACAACAGACTTTAGCTGATATCCGAAGAGCTAGAGGCTACTAAGCTCAAGCGAAAAAAAAGGTCACAAAAAGACATTAATTGTCCAATTTGTGACCTTAATTTTTCTACGACTTGTCGTCAGTTACAATTTCAAGAGGTTTATCCTCTTTCTTTTCCTCTGAAGGGAAAGGACCATTCTTGGCTTCTATTAGGAAACCTAGAAGATTTCTAAGTTCTTTCTCTTCTAAAGGGATATCTTCTATCTCATAGATAGTAGTATTAACAACTGGCGAACTAACATCAGTTGTCTGTATCGTTACCTTCGCCATTATTTCTTCCATAATTACCTCTCTTTAAAATTTTAGTTATAGTACTCTCCGTAAACCATCTAAAACCATTCTTAGATGCCCACTCACCATGTGTACGTCTAGTCCCATCTTTTCTAACTTTTGCCCTTGGCATAGGTGTTTTGTAGTTATAAAAGAGGAAAACCAATTCAGTACCAAATGGTAGAGCATCCCTTATAAAGAGATACTTACGAGCCTCAGCAGAGTCTACGAATCTACCTTTAGCCTCAACCAAAATATCACCTATCTTGAAATCTGGGTGATAATGATGATCAACAGTATATGGTATTTTCTCAGGATGATATTCACAAGACGATAGAATGCCGTCCCTTAGCTCACCCTCCCATTTAGAATCTGCTTTTCTTATCTTATTTTTCCAGCTGTTATTAGGTTTATATCCCATAGTCTACCCATTCCTTTCATAGTAGTCGTCATCTATTCCTAGATGCTGTGACACCATGTCTACTAAAGAGGAGTAGCACCATTCACAAAAAGTAACAGGGCATATACCAAAATATCCTTGAACTCCTCCTGCTTCTTCATCGTACTCACTACCACATATTGAACACTCATCTTTTGGTGTAAAAGCCTTCTCTATATCACTTTTTGATAAATTAGACATAAACCTCCTATTTTCTCCAATCACTTTTCCAAAGTGGTCTTGATTTCTTTTTATTTAATCTCCTGTAGAGTTCGGCAGTCCTATCTTTCTTAATAAGACCACCGGGCTCTTTTTTTTCAGGAGCCTTACGCTCCACCACCAATCCATCCAAATAGCAAAGCTAGAACGACTATGCCCAAAAAGATAGTTAATGATTTATTTTCTAACACTTTTTTTGCTAGGTCTGTTAATTGGTCCATGTATATACCCCTACTTAGATAGTTCACTCGTTATATCTTTATCTAGTAGTTTCCAGATAATACCTGCCGCAATTAAACCTGCCAACCCAGCGTTGCCGAGAGTCCAAACTATATTCAGTATAGATGCAATAACATCCCCAGTAAGGAATGCTACCTTACTACCGAAAATAATTTGAAGCACAATAGACAAACTGATTAGTTTGATTCCAACATCAATCGCACCATCAGCTGCGTTTTTGATTTTCTCTAACATTTATAACTCCTATATTGTTAAAAATTAAGTAATATGCCTCTTTGCATAGTACATGAGACCTGATATTTTCTCAGGACTCTCCATGAGAAGTCCAAGTGCGGTATTACAATGATGACACAATAGACCCCTGACCTTACCAGTTTCATGACAATGGTCAACATACAACTTATGATCATCGTCTAAACCATACTGGCAATTCTCATTGGCACAAGTACCCCCTTGTTCCTCACTAATTTTTTCTTTTTCCTCAACAGAAAGGTTGTACCTCCACTTATCCATATAGCCGGGATTAGATTCTTTCCAATTCTTGTTTAGTTCACTTCTACAAGATTTGCAAATCCTATTAGGATTTTCTACCTGACCCTTGCTAAACTGGGAGGAGTCCTTTAACTCCTCACACTTCTTACACTCTATATTATTAGAATTCTCCAACTTCCCACCCCACGCACATTTCCGAATCCTCTGGTGAACAAGATAATTGTTGATTTCTCATCTCCTCTATCTTAGTTTCAAACTGAGTACACCCTGTTAGTAGGGTTACTATGAGTTGTAATACAATTATTACTGCTACTGTTTTCATTCTATTTCCCTTTCTTCTTCAGTTAAATCTACCATTTCGCACACACTCCCAGTACATGCCATAGTTTTCATACTTATTGTAGTGTCTGAGAGTTCATATTCTTCTATCCTAGACCAGTTTACAGACTCAGGCATGGCAGAAAGAGCCTCAAGATAGACTTCCTCTGTACAGTCCTCATATGGAGCCTGTTGATAACTATGGTCTGAGTGTGGTAGGAAGCTTACACCACTCACTTCATTAAAATGTTTGTACACCCAAGCCCCTACTTCCATCCACTCGTGTTCTTTCACATTCACTGTTATACTTGGCTTGTGCTCGCAGTAGTACCTTTGATAGGTAAGCCATAGCTCTAATTGTTCTATTGCTGTCCTATCATTTCTCAATATTGAACCCTCCGGTGCCTTCATTGGGAATGTAAATACTTCCACACTATCAGGTTTCATAATATCAGGTTCACAGGGTACACCCTCATCTTTCATTAGCTGTGCTATAGGGTCTTTAACATCTGCCCTTACTCTGCGTAAATAGAAATCATTATGTCTGGTATGAATACCTGACGCTGAATCCACAAGTTGAGATACAGTACCACTGGGTTTTATTGCTGTGATTGCTGTAGATTGGTTTATTCCTAATGATTCTGACCACTCCTTATTAATCTTAATTGTCTCTTTCTTTAATTTAATAAGAAAGTCTGGTAAGCTTAACCTCCCACTAATCAATTCTGATGAACCTCTTCTATTATTACTACCATTCATAAGTTCATTATCCATAATACCAGTAAGTGAGACACCTAAGAGTGCCTCTTCTTCTGTATTAATAGTCCATTTCTTTCTAAGTCTTCTGAGATTTGTTAGCGATGCTTGAAATGTACCAAGTATAGTAGCTAATCTCACTTTCCTTAGTATATCCTTCTGTGTATCAGTGGCTCTAATCACAACCTCAGTAAGATTGCAGAACTGCCCATCTCGAAGTATAATCTCTGAACACGGGTTACATCCAAACTGGTGATTAGGATCTCTTCTTCCAGACTTCTCTACTTGTTTAATAGCGGCTTCTCGATTGAAGATGCCACGCTCACCAGATTTTGACTCATATAGTGACAGCCACTCTTTCATAAAGATACCCATATCAGGTTTCTCTGTATAGCATACACTGTTGTTCGCTAGTGCCATTTCTGGTGTATCTATCCACCATTGTCCAGTCTTAGCATTACGCATACGCTCATCAGTTAGATTAGATAAACTAATAAGTGCTGAACGTCTAACCCCACCGACCACAACTATTTCTGCAACCTTTGCCATAAGCCTATGGCATTCATAAGATGTTAATTTACGACCCACTGCATCCTTAAACATTTGCACAGTAAACATAAATAAGTCAATAAGTGGTTCAGGACCACTGGCTCTACCTCCAAATGTATTAAGTCTAGCACCCTTTGGTCTTACCTTTGATGTATCCCACAATGGTGCCTCACCGTTGTATAAGAATATAATTAATTTCCTAAATGCAGATTGCCAACCCTCTTTAGAGTCTCGAACAACAATAGTGTCCTCTACATCAGATATCTCTTCCGGGACCTCTGGTAGTTTATTGACATGTTGACGCTCTACCGAGAAACCAACACCTGTACCATGCATAAGTATATATAAACATTCATCAAATGCTTTAGGATGGTCTACACTGAGGTAAGCACAGTTATACCCTGCTATATTGTTATCTTTTAAGGCTTCACCTGCTGTCATTAATGCTCTCATACTAGGCATAACCTCAAGGTCCAAAACCGCATTTTCCAGTATTTTTCTAGTCTTAGGGGTTAGTGTTGCATTAGTATTTTCTTTTAAATGCTCTTCCATGAAGTCAAAGTATCGAGCAACAGTTTCTTCCCAAGTCTCTCTTCTCTTCTCTTCTGGTAACCACCTAGCATATCTACTAAGGGCTATAAAATTCTGGTAGTCATTCGGTAATGTCTTCAAGATAATCTCCTCGCTTTTTTTGTTCTTTCTTTTTATTAAGTATTACTTTAGTATGCCATAACCTATCATATCTTAATGCATACTTTAGTTTGTTTATCACAGGATGCTTTTTAGTCTTCATCATTCATCTCTGATAGTAGACCTAATTCCTTAAGCCTATTAAAATATCTTTTGTGAACATCCGAATACATTCTAAAACCTTCGTAGTATTCAGGGTCTTCTTCAATCAAACTGTGGAACTTTGATAACGCTTCAGCTAACTGCATAACATCATTCCCCTTTTCATTTTCCTCTGCTAGACTGTCCTGTATACAAGACTTTAAAAGTCTATTTTCAGTCCGTAACAGTTCATAGTTAATGGATGTCATACCAAGTCTCTCCTATTTTTGAGTTCCCATTCATTGGGCATTTAAAGCCAAGTCTCTCACCTGCAATTGTCGCAGATCTCTCTAGTATCTTGGCAAGTTTATTTGCATCATCTTTACTGCATTCAAAGTTCTGCTCATCGTGCATAATGGCTAATAGTTTACAATCTATATTGTTCTTCCTAATAAGACTATCAGATACAATAGCCCACTCCTTTGCTAAAATTGCCTCATTACCTTGTAGTAGATAATTGAGTAATTTATGTTCAGAGTCTACTTGAATCCTTCTTCCATCTTGAGCAATTATAAATTTACTTCCAGACCTAGTGAATTCAGATATCAATCTATTCTGAAGTTCTCTCAAAAGAGGGAATCTTTTTAAAAACTTAGTCTTAAGAACAGCCCCTTCTTTTGATTTACCTCCAATGATAGACCCAAGTTTTGCCGCACTTGCACCGAATAGAAATCCATATATGAAAGTTTTAGCCTGACTTCTGTTTTTCAATCCCACGGCTTTCTGATTAACAGTATGCACATCAGTGCCATCCTCTTCTCTACCAGTGGTAACAATGTCAACATAATCAGGGTCTTCCATAGCAGATGCCAGTAGTCTCAACTGGGCTGACGCTAAGTCACAACCTACTAGTACTTTACCCTTAGGTGCTATAAAGAGACTTCTCATCTCTTTACCGAACACGGCTTTTGCACCGGGAACATTAACTAGGTTCCTGTGAGACATTCTTCCAGTAGCAGTCCCTAAAGTAAATGGGACACATTCTAACCTATCATCATCTCTACAGACACCTAACCAACCTTTAGATTTGTTTTTCTGATTCTGTAGTGTGTTTCTTCTATGTTGATATATAGCGTGAAGTGCTATATCTTGACCAAGGTCACCCTTGATGGATGCATATGAGTCCTCTGTTAGTTTAGCAGAAGTTCTAATCACGCTCCCATCTTCAGTCCTTTTAGTGTTCCATTCAGTTGGCTTCCAACCATTTTTGAACAAAAGTTTCTTAACCTCTGCAGTCTGAGTTAGCTTTGCAGGAGTAATATCAACTCTACAGTATGGTCCATTTATGACCAAACCTTTCTTATTATTTATCAAGTCTATACATTCATAGCCATCAAACCAATTCTTTATGTGTTGGTGCAGTTCTCCTTTCTTAGTCCATTTAGGGACTATTGGTTTTCTTAACTGCTTACCACCAACCAAATCTTTTTCATAATCCACACCCTCGGTCTTCATTATCTTGTTACACTCTTCATTAGTAACCCAGAAATCAGGGCATTTTAAAATAGGTGGCATCAGAGGCTCAATCTTATCTCTAAGTTTGTCAATCTCTTCAGTTAAAAATGTTAAATGCTTATCAGCGAGATCTTTATCTACCAACCACCCATTCTTAATCTGTTTTGCACTTATCTTAGCTATTTTGAATTCCCGGTTAAGGACATCTTTAGATATACCAGATTTTTTAAACTCATTAAGAAGAGCATGAAAAACCCTGACATTGATTAAAACATCCTGCTCACATCTTCCAAGCATAGAGGATTCAAATTGTAACCATTGGTTCTGTGAAGGTTTTAGAACACCAAAGTGTTCACCCCACATTTCCAAACCATGCCTACCTCTGTACCTACCTAGACATCTGTTGAAATTTAATAATTGACTCATTAGAAAAGTATCAATGAGTCTTGCATCAGTCTTAAAATTAAAGAGTTTTTCTAAAAGAGGTATGTCGTACATAATGATATTGTGACCTATCAATTCATCAGCTTTAGCTATATATTTAAGACCCTCAGATATAGAGGGGCAGTTAGAATCATTATCTGAAAAAGTAACTGAAGTCTTATTCATTATATCGTAAGTAGAAATACACCATGCTTTAGTAGCTTCATTGACAAAACCGTTTGACTCTACATCAAAAACTATTTTTCTCATACCCTACTCCTATTCAAACTCCGAGGGAGTACTGTATAGGCGACCTGTGACATTATCATATCTGGCATTTCCTGCAGGTCCCGTATGTCCCGTAAACCTGTTCTTCAATACTGATATGCTAACTCTCTGCCTCTCAGCCTCGTCCTCCGAGTACTTATTTCTAGAAAATCCTATAATTTGAAAAGCTATCTGCTTCAAACTTCCAGAGCCTTTCAGCGAATCTTCAGTTATAAAAGCACCCTCTTCAAAAGTTTTACCCCCACTTGTCTTCCTTAAATGAGAGACCACTCCAATCCAAACATTGTGCTTTTTACATAACTTTAAAAGGTCTGACATTGCTTTATCCATAGCCTCATTTACATTGCCGTCAACCTCACTAACTGCTATAGTTATGTGGTCTAGGAATATAAATTTACAACCGGATGCCGCCATAAATTCTATCTTATCCATAAGGGATGAATCACTTACTGACCCCTGATGGTCTAACAATAAGAGACGACCTGTACCAGCCACCTCTTTCCAAGCATTTAAGCCTTCTTCCCCTGAGCGGTCAAATATGACATCTGGGAGGTTTATTCTCTTATCTAGGTGTACCCCTACTATCCCATCTAAAGTCTCCCGTATGGACTCCTCAAGGGACACTACGCCAATTTGGTAGTCAGTGGTCATTATTAAATGGTAAATATCTTCCTTAACGAAGGTAGATTTGCCAGAACCAGTACCTGCTGTGAAAATAGTAAGTTCACCAGTCCTACGACCAAAAGTCATCTTATTTACATTAGCAAAACAATCAGGGTATGGGACAGAATCCTCTCTTCTATCCTCATTGAATAACTCCCAAGTATCTGCAGAATTAACAATACCTGCAGGGGAGTACATCTCTGCATTCCATATTGATTTCTCTAGTTCATAAGTCTTACCTGCAACTAGATAATCAGAGGGGTCTTTACCATATCTTCCTAAAACCCCAATCTTAGCTTTTCCTGTTCTAACTAATCTAGCACAAGATTTTGCACCATCTAATCCTGCTTCATCGTGGTCAAATAAAAATACGACCTCATCAAAAGAATTTAGGTAAGCTAGATTTGAAACAACTTGTTTATGTGCCCCTTGGGCTCCGTTGATAATTGAAACAGCCGCCCACTCTTGACCTTTATCTTTCCAAACTTGTTGGATAGACATTGCATCTAGGGCACCTTCTGTAACAACAATTCTTTTACAAGAACCGGGGGCGAATTTAGATTGTCCGAAGAATTCATCTTTATTCTTAACAGACCCTATGGCAAGAAACTTTTTATCTCTAAGATCTCTTCTCTCGTAACCAACTATCTTGCCTCTGCTGGTTATAGGATAATAGTGATACCTAATGGTCTTACCGTCATCCTCTGAATATCCGATTCTAACATCGTAAAGTTCAGATATCTCTTTTTTAATTTTGCGTTCACGAAACCCTCTAATTGGGTAGTCTTTTATGTCATCAACGCTTTCCATAGACACATGAAATTCTTTAGGTGTAGGTTTTAACTCCTGACCTTTTTCCATATAAATTCCTGTATCTTCACATCCGAAACAGAAATAGGTCATCTTGTCACCATTGTCGTACACGGCTTTATTATCCCTAGAACCACAGGCTTCACAAGATTCATGCCTAATGAATACACCCTCTTGGGTATTTTCTTTATTCTTCATTTCTCCTCCGTAGAAAAATAAATGAGAGGACTACGCTTTCACGGTTAGGTAGTTTTAGCCCGAACCTCTCTTAAATCACTTAGTAGTCACCATCCTCTTCAAAATCTAAATCGACATCTTCCTTCTTATTAAATTCTGAACCAGACTCCAAGTCACCAAACTCTGAACCTGCAGGATCTGATTTCTCGTAAGGTATAAGATTAGTAACAAGAACATTCTTAAGGCTCATAGACCTTCCTTTATTGCCCTTGAATTCCCAATCATAGGTATCGAAAGAAATAGTACCAATAGAACCATTACCTACAATAACACCAGTTAACGGTTTAATAGTACCCTTCTCTGTTCTTGTGAAAACACCGGGAGGCATTAAATCCTTACCTGCAGATGTTTTCGCATTTTGCTTAAATGTGACTTTATACTGTCCAGTCTCATTACCATCTGCATCCTCTACAGGTCGCAAAGTTCTAATGAAACCATTCTTCTTGAACTTCTCTGCTATTTTCTTATCAACATAAGCTGTAACAGACCATTGAAGTTTTTCGAAGTTTTCTTGTGGATTACTGGGGTCTAAGAAACACCAGTTTAATTCCACATTCTCAACTAAATTAGCCATTGGTTTCCTCCTTCTTGTCTAATTCATTTTCGAAAAGAGGTAAGTCCCACATCTCACCGACATTGTGTCGTATCCAAAGTAGTCTACCCATTTCTAACATAATATCATTACAGTCATCTCCGTAAGAGTCCTTGTAATAATCCCTAATGATATTCCAAGTAGTTTGGATATCATCATAGTCGCCTAAGATTTTTTTCGCTTTAACAGGACCAATCTTAGGAACACCCTGTATATTATCAACTGGGTCACCTGCTAACATTTGGTATTGAAAATGTCTTATACCATCGTATTCAGTGACATAGCTTGATTCTTCTCTCTTGAAATCATACTTTGCACCCGGAACAGTCCATAAATCTTTATCTATGGTGCAAATGATTGTGTTGTCCTTGTCATTGGTCTGAGCGATAGCTAATGTATCGTCAGCTTCTTCATCTTCAGATACCAATGCACCAAGTTCTTCTATAAGATAATCTCTAACCTTTTGGTAATAGAATGGTTTATATCCTTTCCTATTACCTTTATATGGTTTTGTAACTGCAATATCTTTTCTGAAGTTAGTGTGTCCTGACAAATGCAGTTCGTACTCGTCAGCTTTTGTCTTCTTAACTAGACTCTTTATAAAGTCTGTTATAAATTCAACACATTCTGACCAAGGCTCAATAATTATCTTTCCAGAAACTACACTATATGGAGACTCTTCAGTCTCAGAAGCTTGTAATTTCCAAAGGGTGTTTATATCCTCTAACCCATTTTGTGCATGTCGCTTACTGTCATACTCTTGTAAAACCTCACCATCCTTATCTATAACATTATAGTAATTGGTTTGGCAATGGTTTGCTGACCAGTAAACAATAATATCAGCATCTATTAAAGCTTTCATTCTTCCTCCTCTACATATTTTTCTAATTCATCCATGCTTTCAAAATCAATAGAGTAAGTTCTCTCACCTACTTTACCATCCGACAGTTGAAATTCTTTTTCCCCTGTTTCAAGTACAGCCTCTATAATTATCATGTTTCCTCCTTTGATTGCTTTTGCCTTTCAAATATAACTTTCTCAATATAAAATATTGCCTTTTGAAGGTCTTGTATTGGATTGCCCTTTTTGTCAAATCTGATAAGATATTTAAAAGCACTCCCTATTGCAAAAGCCTCTAGACCATTGAGGTCTTTAGTAGTATCCTCAATAATGTCTAGGGCTTCTATTTTTCCCGAAGTGTAATGTTTTGGATTATTTACTTCATCGTTCTTCATCCTCTTCCTCCGTCTCTAAATCATCAGGATCAAACGCATCGGCATTTTCATTAAAATACCAAGTATCATCCTCTTCATCTGGGTCAGCCATAAAATGAATTAATTTATCTATTGCCTCAGGGTCTCCGGGCGATAACCCATACATTTCACATAATTCTGTAAATTCACTTGACATTCCTGTTCTCCTATCCTCTATAAGATGTCATATAATTAAGAGATAATATACTTGGATTCCGAAATTTCATCCATTTGTAAATCACCATAGTCAATTTCATCTTCAAGACCAAAAGCTTCTATTGTAGATCCAAGCTGGTCTTTTTCAAATATCTCTTGAAAAACCTCCTTAAATACATTAAGAAGTAGTTCTAAGTTATCTGCACTTACTGAAAACTGGTCATGAATCATCATAAAGTTGATTGCACCGAGTTCTGCTAGTCTACAGATAACTAAAGTTAATAGAGATGCATCTTGAGAATGTACAAAATTAGCACTTATGCCCCTCTCATGGTCAGTCTTTCTAGCCTCATCAAGAAAAACCTGATAACTCAATTTCACAGGTCTACTCCCAAACATACAATTTACTCTTTTAATAGAAGTTTTTGCATAATTCTGGAAAGCAGTAAATCCTGTGGCTGTCTTCCAAGTAATCATTGGCTTGTTACCACTATTCTCTAGATATACACAGACACCTCTTTTCAAAAGGTCTTTAGCTTGTGTTTGTCTAGGGAATGCCAACCTAACACCATCAAAAATGGCAGTACCTATGTAGGCAGAATCATCATATGTCATCTCTGACAATATATCATAACCGTGGTCACGCCTATCTTCGAAGGTTTGGTCTTGTATACAACCTCTACCAGCATCGTAGTAGTAAGACATTGTTGGTCTTTTGCAAAGTTTCCTCCAAGCCTTATCACCTAAATCTTCAAAACTCTTATAAGAGAAACCACCATCAAGAACAGATCTCGCTATAACCATGTATGCGTCTCCAATTTCTTTACTTGGATGGTTTACCACATTTGTCTCTTCAGCACCTGTCCTATCCCTAGTCATAGCGGATAAGATTTGTAGCCCAGAATTGGTTGCATCTAGACCTATAGGTAAATGACAAACATAGTCATCCCTACCCATCTCTTCCAACTTCTTCCACTCTAAGATAGCAGATATTAATTGAAACTTGGTCTTCTTATCGCCACTGAATTGTCTTAACCACTTAGAATTCAGAGGGTCTTCAGATGCCTCTAGTATCTCTGGCATCCAAACATAAGTCCAGAGGACTCTATCATCCATAGATATCTTGTCCTCACCTGCACAATTTGCTGTATGTATTGCCAAAGCCCTTTCGACTTCTTCAGTCCAATACACTCCGTGATTAAACATCAATAATCCTTTCGCTAAATCTGAGCCTGTAGGTTCAAAGTAATTAACAATTGGATAAAATCTACCTCTGCTGTCTAATTGAAAATCGTAATGAAAAGCCTTATCAATCATTAGAGTAGCCATATCCATAACCCTGTCAAATTCATATCTCTTGGAAGATGCTCTTACTATATCCAAAGCATCTGATGATTTATCCTTCATCCATCCAGAGGCTTTTCTCTTCTTGTAAGTATTACTTCTACCGTCTATCTGGGCAACTGTTAGACCTTTCTTTAAGAGTTGGTGACTGACATTAGCCAGATACCACTTCTTTGCTTGTCTCCCTACAAATTCTGATGTTCTTTTGAAACTCAGAAGACTCTTGAGGGACTTGCTTACTTCCTCACTATCTACAGCTTTAGGTATATAGGGGTGGTCGTCCTTGTCAAACTCCTTGACAATTTCCAACAACTCCTCATTCACTGTAAATGATGTTGACCCATAAGAGTTCAAAGCATCGTATACTTTTGGCATCCTCTTATACAGGTATTTTTTACTTAATTCTGGTGGCATCTTCTTGACTATTGGCACACCATTCTTGTATGGATGTGTCCAACCCTTGTACTCCTCTAGGGGTAAGTCGATTGGCGACACCTGTTTTATTTCTTGAAAATAACGAAAAAGTAAATTTCGCTCATCTTTAAAATCTAATCTATTCAATTTCATAACACCTTGAGACTCTGTCACCACTTGTGTGTAACCAAGAGACCCTAAGGAACCTAAGGCTTCTACTCCTGCTGAGATCATAGTAGCCTCTGCTTTCTGTGAAGTCCCCGATTTTAAATTGAATTGAGTATGCACATTCATTCTAGAAGCCAATGCTGATGCTGTCGATGTCAACGCTGTACCTTTCGACAACGCACTAATTGTAAAATCTAGAATATCTTCTGCTATTGTTCTTACACTGTCTGCACCGAGTAAAACTTTCTTAAATGCAGACTGCCGTCCCTTGCTTATCGTTTGGGACATATGATTTAATTGTGACGAGATTTGTAATAATAGTAGTTCCCTCTTATCCATAAAACCTCCGTTTTTATAAAGTTAAGTTAATAACATCTTCTTTAGTTATTGTGAAATCAGTTATCAAATCGTCAGAAGGCGACTCAAACATAATTTCTCTAGAAAGGTGTTCGAATATTCCGTGCAAACCTCTCGCACCTGTATTTTCTAATATAGAACTCCTTGCAATTTCTTGTAACGCACTTTTTGTAATTTTAAATTCGACCCCATCCTCTGCAAATAAATGCTTGTATTGGCTTACCAAGTTGTTGTTAATTTTCGACATAATATCTATTAGGTTTGATTCAGTAAGGGGATTTAACGAGACCCTAGTTGGTAATCTACTCAACAATTCAGGAATTATACCAAATTTTTCAAAATCCTCGTGGGCGACTTTTCTATATATTTCATCCTTGCTCAATTTGTCTTGGTTGCCACTTAGGAAACCCATACTGTCACCTCTTTCTCTTGAAATTACTATTTCCTCAATTTCAGTAAAAGCACCTGCAACAATAAAAAGAACATCTGTAGTATCAAATATATAACTTTTCTTCTTAACACCATTCTTATAACCTGCACCTACTCTGAACTCACCACCTTCGATAAATTTTAGAAGTGCCTGTTGTACACCCTCACCACTCGGATCTCTTCCTTTAACTCCTGTAGACTTATTAGAACAAATCTTGTCTATTTCATCAATAATAACGACTCCACACTGTGCCTTATCTAAATTTCCTTTGGCTTTCTGTACAAGTGAGTCCAATATGTCCTCTACATCGCCCCCAACATACCCTGCTTGGGTTAAACTGTTTGCATCTGCAACAACGAATGGCAAATTCAATTTCTTTGCTAATAATGAAGTTATGAAGGTTTTACCAACACCTGTCCCTCCTACAAGAAGTATGTTGTTTTTGTTAATTTCTATACCTTCTCTCTTCAATTTAATTCTTTTAAAATGGTTATACATTGCAACTGATAAAGTTTTCTTTGCCTCTGTTTGACCTACTGCATTTTCCTCTAGATAATTAAATAGGGTCTTTGGTGTCGTTTCTTCTATCTCTTTACCACTGACACCCTTTGCTTTTATAATTGAACCATCGGGTTTAACAGCATATCCAACATCATTGTCTTCAAAATAAGAATCTACCACATCTAGTGACTCTATGTAATCTTGTTCTTTCTTTAAATCTTCATAAAGGATTTTTCCTTTATTGACATAATTGATAAAAAGTTTAGGTGAGGCAGGTGCCACTACTGTCTGCAAACAAACCTCACATACAACTTTTTTATAATACTCAATAAGTCTAAATATATCCTTATCTGACTTACCTCCTGTGCAAATTGCACAAATACAGTCTTTATTTTCCATTATGTTCCTTTTCATCATCCCAACCTAATATTTTCATACCTTCAACTATTGCATTAAAACATTCTGCTTTAGTTAGGTCTTCTGTATTAGATGTCATATAATTCAAAGGGTAATCCAAACCTGTCTCTATCTTGTAGAAATGTAAAAGTTTTCTCACTTCGTCACTGTCTTTTCCGAACATATCTATATACATCTCTACTGTTTTAGAACTACCCTCCGAACTTTCTCTAACTTCTAACGGAACATCTGCTCTTCCATATGCTTCAATTTCCAAATCATCGGAAAAGTAAGTATGCTCGTCAGAGTGGAGACTGGGTGAGAAATCATTTCTCAAATCTTGCTCAATGTGAATTCCTTCGTGTCTTAAAACTTTAACCAATTCACTGTTAAACCAGTCATAACTTTTATCATTAAAATCAAAGACTTCCGAGTCATTAAAACTAGAGATAAGTGTTATACAAACTTCACCAGAGTTGTCATCATAACTACCAGAGACACTAACTTCCCCTTTCGGGTAGTGATCTAAATAGTTATGATTCACCTCAACATCAATATCTTTAAATATAACTTGGATTGTCCTTCTGCAAATCCTTTCTACCATTGCAATTAATTTAGGTATTGTCATTTTTAGACTCCCTTAAACATTTGTTTTTATTGAACTCATACCAACCACTTTTTTCTAAATAATCCACTGCATCATCTAAAGCATTTCTAAAGTGCTTGGTTCTGTATTCACTTGGACAGTCCTCGTCAGCGTGTACACTTAACCACGCTAAGAGACCACAAACCTTGTCCAATTCTTCTGCTGACTTCTGCTCATTTTCATAGTAAGCATCTACCATTCTATTCCAAAAAGGTTTTTTATTCATTAGACATCTCCTCTTGTTCATTTTCCCTAAGAAACTCTAGAACTTCTCTAGCCAGTAGTTTTCTACCTTTATGCTCTAAAGTATAATTTCTTGTTTCTCTACCCATCCAATCATAAAGAATGTCTAATACTTCACCATCGGACAGTAGTTCTTCACCTAACTTATTTTTAATGTTCATCCTACCACTCCTCAAATTTTGCGATTTGCCTAAGTAAAGCCTTAGCACAATCGGAACGACCAACATGAATATCATCAGTCCCATCAGTTAATACCTCATCACCATTTATAACAGGTTCGTTATGTTCAATCTCGCCCTCTAACCAATCAATAATTTGGTTACGGACAGAAACTTGATAACTTAACGCACTTCTCAGAGAATCTATCTCTCTGTCCAATTGTTTTATTAAGTGTTTATCATTCATACAATATCCCCAGTTCAATTAATGTTTTAAATCTGGTCTCAGATAGATTTTGAATCCCATCGATACCAACTAGACGAGTATCAAACCACCACATACTAACATCCTCTTCATAGTTATCTTCATAGACATCATAACCAAGTTCGGTCATGATTTCCACATCCAATTCATATTCAGTTTTATTAGGATTATCGTAGTAATCAGATGTCGTCATACTACGCATATAGTGATAAGAGAAATACTCCTGTTCACCGCTCTGCTCTTTCAAAGTTATTAATATCATTTATCTCTTCTCCATCAATATCTGTGTCAACGATTTCTACATCATGTTCCTTGAAAAACTCCTCAAGTGTTACATCAGAATTTTTCAACCAATTTATATGCCAGTGTTCACCATAGCAATAAATAATAAATTTCTTATCATATACTCTCATCATATTCCTCATCGGTTATCTCCTCAATTCTATCAAAACGAGAATCACTCCAGTCCTCCCGAAGTCTTCTCCATTCCCCGTGACCTTCATCTTTCAACTCATCGGCTTCTGCACGGTCTCTAGCAATAACAGTAACTTCTTCTATAACTTCACCGTAATCCAAATAAATATATTTATACTGTGGACTGCGTTTGTACACATCTTCCAATTTTTTCAGTTTTTTCTGATCCATCATTTACTCCTATTCTACCATGTTCTATGTTTTTCTCTGACGGTTTCCCAACCATCGTATTCATCAATGTACCATTCAGCATCATCAGGTATTTCAACTATTATTAAGTTTGCACATCTACCACTGGCTTTCTTACCTAATGCTTCAACCACTTCTACCAATCTAGGGTTTTCTCTATGGTTTTCAAACTCAAATCCATAGCCATCCCAAGGCAAGTCTAAGTATTTATATGCTTCTTCTGATAAGGCGTAACCGCCATAACAATTGTTCCTTACTACTTTCATAATTTATTCCTTCATTTCTTGTGCCATCATTTCATTTACTCATATAGTCATTAATATTTTGTAAAACTTGCGAATCATCATATAGGTCTTTTAAAACTTGAATGAGTTCACCGTGGGAAAACCTATCTCTCCCACTGTCACCCACTACGGTCTCATATATTTCTTCCAATTGTTCCTCAAGTGCCATCTCTTTGTAAGCATCAGCACTATGGTGACCATCCACCTCCTCAACTAGAACATTATCCACCCAATCTCCATATCTATCATAGACATCCATTGAATCGGGCATATCAACACTGGAGTCCACAGTGGTTCCGTGTATCTTGTAACTTTTATCTTTTGCCATTAATATCTCCTCTTAAAAAAAAGTGGGGGGAATCGAACCCCCCTATGGGAAATTCTTCCCATATCACCAAGAAGAGGGTCTTGCACCCTCCAGCAGAGAAATTCTCTCTGCCCCCTTCGGTTAAATTCGGTGGGCAGTTATTTTCGAAAAATATAATCATGCTTTCTAGAGAATTGCTGTGAAACAAAGCCTATAGATTTTAACGGATAGACTCATAGGTTACCGAATTCTTCTTTGTTAGCATTCCTCATTTATCTGTTTCATATATTCCTCAAGCATCCCCTTTTTTGTTAATCATCTCATGGTGTGAAAAGGAAAGGATACCCAGCCTTGAAGTACATTAGTTAACTGTCGTGTATACAACTACTTGTCATCTTTACTATTTATCTCGTGCGAGACCGAGTAAAGACCTTTTGTAATGCCCACTAGTGTAGATAGCATTACTCTTGGCGAAGTTCTCCAACCCATTCGTCAGTTTCAACTTCCTTCGTAAATCAATAATAGCCCATACTAAGACAGACTACTATTGAACCCCATATGAACCTAGGATACGAGTTTGGGTGCCAAGTTTTTTACTTCTTTCAGATGTTTCGTTACATCTAAAAGGGTCAAGTACCCAAGAACATCATCAGTAATTGGTGTGTCGTATATAATTTTGCCATCCTTGTTGAGAACTGCCAATTCATATAAACCACTTTTACCACCATAACTAACACTGTTCTTAATGACACTTGCACCATAACCGTTAGGGAACTGATATTTGGCGAAAATACCGCCGTGCCAATCTGTTCCCTCTTCTACAATATATTTTTTTAATATTTCTACTTTCATGACTCTAATTCCTTAAACAATTAAATAATCTACTACATATACAAGTAGCCAAATGAGGAAAATTAAGACAACTAGGGTTGATAAAATTTCCCAATAATCACTCTTCTTCATTAGTAACCCCCTCGTCATAATCTGTTTGGCTACACCAAACCCTTACTAGACTTTTATGGGGCATCAGAGGATTGGTCGGAATCCATTGAATTACATAATTGGATTCCGAACTATCAAGTCTATTTACCAACATTTTAAAAGAGTCCATTTGGACTGAACAATCTCTATCGAAAGTCCGATAACATATATTATTAAACATTTCTCTTATATCATCTGTCCTCATGAAACCTCCAATTCAATAGTATTTTTCACCAAGGATGAAATATCATGAAGTTCGTTCCAACCGTTTTCATAAAATACATCTACATGATTCATAGATAGAATCATTGCAACATCATCTCTAGAGAGAGGTTTCAATTCATGTTTGAATATTCTTGTACCATCTCGTTTTGATTTCACTGCTTCATCTTTGGTCGCATAATATTTGCTAAAGAATAGGTCTACTACTATTGATTCAGAATCGGGATGTGATTCTTTAAATAAATAAAAATCACTTTTGTCGTCACCTTTATTAGTTAATTCATAAATAATCATTTCATCTCCTCCATATCAGCCCAATCTCTAACATAATTAAGATGAACACTGAAGTCAGCATTGCAACCAGTACAATGCCAAATTTCATTCTCCCAATCTTCATATGCTATATATTCCAAATCAGATTTACACTTAGGGCAAATTTCATCATCTCTTCCATAATAAGCATTATCCTTAGTCACTCTGCCCTCCCACTGTTACTTAGAACAGCATCATAGGTGTAGCAACTATCTTTGGCTCTCTTGAAACCTAAACCTCTAAATAAGACCCATTGGAAATTATCTATCTTGTTTATGTCACTTAGATATAAATCCTGTATTTCCATCATTGTTCTTAAGGCACTATTTAAATCATTGTAGCCATTAAGCAATCTAATATAAGATTCCATAGACATAGTTAATTTAACTTTGTCATTCTTTAAATAACTAACCTTTGTTTCATCAATCATAATGTTTCCTCCTGTACTAGATGTCATAAAATAAATAAGATATAACACACCTGTCTGATGTGCTATATTTTATTGATTTTTTCTTTGTTCCAAAACCCAGTTCTCTCGCTCTTGGACTTTCTCAAGGTCACTCTGTGTTAGTTCAAAGAAATAGAGACCACACATAGTTTGGTCAAACTCACCGTTGTCGAAATTCTCTTCATACTCATTCCAACCCCACTCAGTTCCTATCTCTCGTTCAAACCAGTAACCGAAGTCAGTCTTTTCAGCAAAAGTCAAGAGGGTACTTAAAGTAACCTCATCGTGTCTGAATTCGAAATCTTCCCAGTAACTCATTTTTACTCCTTAAATGGATTTAAATGTTTCTCTTGAAGTAGAAAAGTTCCTACATCAAACTTACAAGTATAGACTTTCTCACCACTATGAGCCTTATCGATACTTTCAATTTTTCCGATAGTATCGTAGACAATGCCGAGATCATCCCTTGCTATAATTAAATCACCTACTTTATATACCATTCACTCTCCTTATAAATAATAAGTAAAAACCCATCCGTAGATGGGCTTTGATTTACTATCTAATTTTTCTAAACGCAGTACAGCCATCAATCTTATTGGCGTATACACACGCTGTTTCCAAATCTACATCATCGAGCATGACCAACCCAGTATTATCTGCTACATAATACCGTTCATCCTCAGAATCTACGATTTGCATGGCATGGTCTATTGCCCTATGCCAACTTTTTAAAAACTCATTCTCAGTCACATCTACCTCCTTTAATCTAAGATTATTGGTCTCATCAATTTCATTATCTGATACTTAATATTCCAAGTGAGTTCATATTGAACTCCCTCGACCTTAATATCTGAATTAGCCAAGCATTTCGCTTTAGTAGAATACTTTTTGAGAAATATTTCTCTTGCTTCCTTGAGATTACTTGCTTCAGTCTTTTTTATTGAGCCAAGTAAATCACCATTGACCCCACTGAAATTAACTTTCCATACGGTCTGTTGGTCTCTCAAGGTTACTGACTTAACAGGTGGGTAGAATTTTTTCATTGTTCTACCCCATGTTCTTTCATTAACTTCTCATACTTTTCATCGGGACTCAAATAGATATCAGAGAAATATTCAGATTTAACTAATATCTCTTTGGCTTCTTCAACAGTACATTCAATAAATTCTCCTGTCTTGGTGTAGTAACCACCATCACATTCAACTTCACTAGCCAAGTCTTCCCAGTCAGTCCAGTAAATGTAATCAGAATCACCATGCTCTTTCCACTCTGTCATGGCATCATTGAAGTTATCGTCACCGACAACTTTACGACAGCATTTTTCTGAACATGCTGTGTACCCATCGGATACCAAATAACCTGTGTTCATACCCGACCCACAGCCATCACATTTTCTGGCAAAGAAGTTAAACTTATTTGGATTACCAAATTCCGATTGAAACAAATCTATAACATCCGTCATAAGACCTCCTGCTCAACTTGAACTTCAAATCCAATCTTCTTGATTTCTTGAATTTCACCTTTGTTAAAAGTTTTCTTACCCATCAGTTTTGCAACTGATAGAGCGAGACTATTAACAGGGTAAATTAACCTATTACCATAAACATTTCTAATTTTTATTAAGAATATATCTTTCATAACTTATTCCTCCTATAAATAATAAGTAAAAACCCACTTCAGCAGTGGGCTTTGATTTATTATTTCAAATTGTTGCCGTGTTCTACCTCAGCAACTGGATTTCTAGAATTAATCATGATGTCTCTGACAATCTCTCTGTCTAGACTGTCACCATCAAAAGGTAACTCACAATTTAACTCTCTGATTTTTGTTGCTAGTCTGATTTCAGCCATAGTAACACCACCAGTAGACGGGAAGAATTCTTCACCGTAAAGACTGTCGTCACCTTGACCATAGAAATCATATACATATTCTTCAAAAGTCATAATTTCACCTCATAATTAATATGTAAAAGCCTACCCCTAAAAGTAGACTTTTATATATTGACTATTTCATAACTAGTCTCCAAAAGTTAAAGAGGAGGAAGTCTACCTTGATTGTCTTAGAGAAGAATCTCTAAATCAAAGTAGACAGTATTTTTAAGGTCGTCCTCCAACGACCAGTATAGATTTTTAAAACCATTTATTCAACTTGAAATTTGTGTCTTCCAAATTGACAATTTATAAATGTAATTTGCATTCACATTATATTATTGTAGGTTATTGGCATTAATCATGGATACGAACCGTCTTTTACCGAGGACTCTTAGCATCACAATCAGTCGACACATTGTGATACCGATTTTGCTAGTCTGTGGTAAATGCATAGTTGATTCAGCATGTTGCATTTATTTCTATACCTCCCTTACACAAAGGGTATTCGAGTAACTGCATTTTCGTGGGTCGCACTCGGCAACCCACTTGTAAAATATCAGCCCCCTATCTCATACATCGAGGAACAAAGGTCTCATCCATAAGTTTTGTTTCTCTAGAAATATGTGAATTAATTCCAGAAACATCGTGGGCTAAGTCTTCATCACTACCATCAAGCAATCTTTGTAAATCACTTTCTGATAAAGGTGAGTAACCCAGAGATATAAGAATATCAATTTTCTCTGGAACATATCCGAGGTCAAGGCTCTTGAATAAATCAAAATACCTATCTGCTATTTTTATGTGCAAATCATTAAAGGTGGTTTTCCTATAAGTCATATCACTTCCTCTCTTGCAGTTTAAAACTGGTTGTATTACATAGTTGCCCCCCCCCACAAAGTGAGGCTCTAAATAACAAGTAAAAACCCATCCGTAGATGGGCTTTGATTTATTATTTATTAATAAAATGGTGGAAGTCCAACTCTCGAAAACTCATTGAGAATTAGAGCGACTGCCACAAAGAATAATAGAGTCCCAAAGAATGATAACCATAAAATTAATTTCATGATTCACCCTCTGCGACATCATCATCATCTTCACCATTCGCCCAACAATCATATAATTTTTCAAGGTGTTCATTGTAGGTCTGATGAAAACAACCATACCAAATTATCAAATGGTATTTCGCATCATCATTTTCTACCTTTTCAATGATTTCTGCCAATTTTTCAAAACCCTCAGTTATATCTTTGAAAGGTTGAAACAATGGTACTTTTTTCATTTCTTACTCCTCGCATAATAACAAGTAAAAACCCACTTTTCAGTGGGCTTTGATTTATTATTAACACAAAATATGTTGACCACTTTCAGTGGTGTAATTAAATGGAAATTCAAGTTCTGTTGCTAATTGTATTCCCTCATCGATTGCGTCTTCCTCCGATGAACAAGCCCATTCGAGAATGTCACCATTTGGAAAGAATCCACAAGGAATAAAACTTTCATGTTCCTTGCTGTATTCTATCTGCTGTACTGACCAACCTTTAACAGGCTGATGCACAGTTAGAAAAGTTTCCCTTTCACTAAAATCGATTCCCGCACTTTCACGAAAATCTCTTATCATTTTAATTTCAGAATTTTCCATCATGATTCACCCCGTTGGCATGAGACATAATTTCTAGTATTTTGATGCTTGAAATAATCTCTACCCTCTTTGGAATACATATACATAAAGTAGAGCATTTCGAATCTATCGAATAAGCCCTTGCTTAATGCATTGTCAAAACAACCTCTTGGATTTTCATCCACGAATATCTTGGTTTTGTCTTCGCTTGTATCTCTTACAGCGAATTCATCTATATTTGACATTTTCTATCCTCGCTTAATAACAAGTAAAAACCCATCCGTAGATGGGCTTTGATTTATTATCAATCTATGTGACCAATTCAAAATCTTGGTCAGTTAAAAGCCACTCTTGGTTATCTTCATCTATCAAGATGTCACCAGTTGATATTGAAGCACCCTTAAAAGTTCGCTCACCGATGTTACCCTCTTGGTAAGCATTCCATAAAGAATAGCCATTGATATAGCCCTCGCAAACTTCGTACCATTCGTTACGATTTTTTACAAGGTCTATAAGTTTTGAAACACCTAAATCTTTTTGGAAAACACCACTTTTTATTTTCATATAATCGTCAAATTCAACACTTGCACGATTATCGAAATTTGGTATTAAATCCCAATCGATTTGTTTCACTTTATATTTAACTCTAGACATTTTTTAGTCCTCGCTTAATAACAAGTAAAAACCTGTTTTCGTCCCCGAATTTAATCTAGGATTTATAGAAAACAGGCTTTGATTTATTATCAATCAAGCAAAATCATATAGGCTTGTGAATTCTTTTTCATAAACCAGTATCTTGCATCATCAAAATATGTATATATTTTGGTTATCTCGCAACCCTTAATATAATCATAAACGGCAACTTCTACTGGGTCTAATGTTACTTCAGCACCCGAAAATGGATTGCGAATAACTTCGCTTTCCTTTCCTATAGAAAGTTCTTTCATTATTTCTAGCCATTTTTTCTTTGACATTTTTTAGCCCTCGCATAATAACAAGTAAAAACCCACTCATTACAGTGGGCTTTGATTTATTATTAAATAGTAGCAATTGCAATACGATTAAATGCGTTAATTTTGCCAACTGTACCATGTACAAGTGTAACAATATTTTTTGCATTCGGATGATTATGTAAACCATCACACAAGCGACAATCTCGACATTGGATGTTATCAGTCGTATTCGGACAAATAATTTCACCCTTTAAAGGTGTATTATCTGAACTAACACGATAACAACGCCAACCATCAAGAGTCGCATTTTCGTACTCTTCGGCTGTATCAACTGAAGCCATTAAATACTGCTTATAATCGCTGTATTTTTTATCGCTCCACTGGTGAGTATAACCCGTATAGCCTTTCGAATTTTCTGCAATAAATTGCATTAATTCAATAGGAATCAATACAGGCTCACCGTACGCCCCAAACCTAACATACTTATGTTTTAATTGATATTTAAGTACATCATAGTCTAAAGGCTGATATAAGCCGTTCTTATATGCTTTATAAACTGATAAAGGTGCTTGACCCTGATTTACATAACAGGTCTCACCCTTATGCTTACAATCAAAACATATAATTGAATTACTACCGTTTTTAACGGCTGTGACTGGGTCAAATTCTTTATTAATTATCCAAACTTGACACATGTCCCCCGTTTTATTATTTAATGATTTAAAGGTGATAATAATCACGAATAAATCAGTCTCGAATAATATCATTTTGATACTCTCCAATAAATAAAAACTGGTTGTATTACATAGT